CATTCATGTATCATAAGAAATCTTGGAGCTGTCTAATTTTGTATATGTATTTCCAAACTAGGTGGGCAATATCCTTTCTTCTGTAGGGTGATTTACCATGAGGTGAGTATTTAGGGTGCCAAATTTGTGAACTCAATGATGTGAAATGTAAATGGTATATATCATCAATGTGATACTGTTGTTGAGTGCTTCTATCAATCGACTCCCCATCAGTAACGTAGCCGTCAAATGAGTTCCATCTAGCGTCCATTCTCTTAATAATTACATCTTCTACTTCTTCTCTATGAGGACTGCCTATCTTTTTACTAAATACATTCTTATATCCCCAATTACATTTTGCTATATCTTCAATAGGGTCTATCCATTGAGCTGCTTTTTCACAGTCAATCAAAATCATACTATCACTAAACCAACCTCGCTCTTTATCTGTACCTGCGAACTCCTTTGGATTCATATTTAGAGTGTCCCAAACCATTCCAAAAGCACAGTCGCCTAGGTCAGTATCGTAGAACTCTCCTATATCTCTAAAGTTCATTTGGTCGCAGTCCATATAGATTGCTTTCCCTTTGAAATTACACATATGAGGTATAGCATATCTAAAACAAGTAAATGGTGTACCCCAGCCAGTTTTGTTCCAATCTTCAAACATACTGGGTCTCATCATTGTAATTTCTAACTCTCTGTCAGTATTTTCTAGTAGTGTATATACTAGTAATCGTTCTACCCATTTATCTTCCCATTCAGAAGTTCCTACAAATATTCTAATCGGCTCCATACGGTCCTCCTGCTTCATCTTTGATTGCAAAATAATAAAATATAGCTTTGCCTCTAGGATAGTAATTAAACATACGCGGCCCAGGGAACAGAGCTTTCTCTGTGCTTACATCAAAGCCAAACATATTCATATCTCCCCAACGCACTAAATGAGGAGAATGACAATCCATACGCCTATACATACCTAGTTTAGTACGATGGTGTGCTTCTTCCTCTTGATTGTTATTGATAGCAGCGTAAGCGTTTCCCTCTAAAGTTATGATTCCGCTGTGTCCTCGAACTGGGTGGCAGATAGTATAGTCATTAGATATTACTAAAGTAAAATTATCTATCATACAGTTGGGGTCTTTGACAAACTTTCTAATTTCATCAAAGCAAGGTTTGTGGTATTTTTCTTCCCAGACAGGAAGGCTACTACTGTATCGGTTGGTGGTTGTGAGATTGTAGAATGTATAACAATCTGCGTGTATAAATCTCCAGTCATTCTCTGGATTCATGTATCGAATTGCTACTTGGGCTAATTCATTAAAAGGTTTGTAGTTCATTCATCAGTATTCGGTTATAAATTTAATTGCGTTTGTCCACTCTGAAGTGTATCGTTCGGGGATACTTACATCTATTACTGCTCTAGGTCTGCTCCCTGTATTGTGGTCAGCGAACCAGACTTTGCCGTCTTTGCCCATTGAACCTGCAACACATGTCCAGTTGCCTGCACCCATTTGACCTCTACGTTGGTCTTTGATTGTTACTTGCTTCTTACCTGTTACTGATATGGAATATCCACTACCTGCGTTATGAATAAATCTGATGTAATGTCTGCCTTTGTTTTTTGAGTTATGCCAGCCTGTGTGTCCCCATCTTGGAGGCATAACTGTAAGGGTATCGAAATACCACTTTTCATGTTGTTGGTAGTGTTCTCCCATGCCATACTGCATATACTTTAAGAAGAAGTATTTTTCCGTACGCAGTCTTTTCTTGTATCTACCACTAGGGGTAACTGCGACTTCTCCTTCATAAGACTGATAATTATGAGTCTTAGGATAACCTACGAACTTATCATCTGCCATCAAGGTCTTTAATGTGGCAAATGTTAAATCTGGTTTTGGCAACGCCCTAAATGTGTGAGGGAGTTGATATAATATTGATGCAAAACTATCTAATCTTTTTAATAGTTCTATGTTTTTAATTGGTACTTGTTTCATTTTTCAAAGCTTCTGGGTCTGTTACTTTCTCATAGTAAACTACGACCTCTTTGAGTTCAGTTATATATCGCTTTAGTTCTTGCATATTATAACTCATCAACTCATAATCAGGGATTGACATAGCCACAAATACTATCTGGCCATGTTCCTTTGTCAACCTGTCGTGAAACTCGTCAATGTTTTTATCACTCACTACATACCATAGTGGTTCTTTGAGGTCAATCTCTCTAGGCATTACAGGTTGTGTAATAATCCTGTCCATCGGCTTAGCCGTTACTTCTATTTGTTTAGTCGGGATTAGACTGCAACTCGACGCCATTATCGAGAGAGTCAATAGTCCTACTAATTTCTTCGATTGAGTCAAATACATCTTTCGTTCCATTGTTGATTCTTGGTTCTAGCAACCCAGGCTTTGCAGCCGCTAGTTTGGTTAAATTATGCCTTTTGAAGATGTCAAGGTATCTGTTCATTTCCTTTTGTGCTTCTTGGCTTTTCTTTTGCAAATCATTCAGTTGGGTTGTCTGAAGAGCGAAGTCTGTTTGCATTGTTGCAATCGCTTGCTCTTGTGTTGCTACGGCAGTTTCTAGCTGCGCATTATTTGCTTGCAACACTTGGTTTTGGTTGTATAAGTAATAACTCCCTAGACTTAATACTATAATAATTCCTATTAGTAATTGATTCATAACTGTTCTATCCTGTAATTCAAGCCCTCTGCCCCTCTAATTTCTACTAATTCATCATCATCAGTAGTAAAAGATAGGTATTTGTCTTGCTTCTTGTGGAACTTTTTAACTATGTAATCTTTGTCGTCAGAGTCACCAAATATCGCATTATAACTTACTGTCAACTTATATCTTGGAAATAAAGCATACTTTATATACTCATATAGCCAGACTAAGAAGTTCCATATCGGCATATATACTTTCGCAAGATAGTAATTAAGTTGACTGAAGAACCTTTTCATGCTACAAAGAGGTCTGCCTCTGCTTGTCTGCGTCTAGTTAATCCTTCTAATACTTTACCACCAGCTTTGTTCCACCTCATCATTTGAGCCGGTACGCCGTCATATTCTCCTGAGTTTAGAACTTTCAAAAGTGTACTTGCTTTCAAGTTACCACCACCTAAATTATAAACCCATGATACCATTGCATCGAATTGGTTTTGATTTAGTTCTACAGTAACTAAGTTATTTATGTAGCCTTCATACTCATTTAATTCAGACTTTAACATTTCTTCTGCTTGTAGTTCGGTAATTGTCATACCTTCTTTCACGCCTTTTATGTGTCCATATCCTATTGTCCACACACCAGCTGGGCACTTGTATGCCTCTAGTTCGCACCCTTCAAAGTGCTTGATTAGTTCTATTCCTTTACTTCCTGTTTTCATAGTTGGGTTTCCTTAGTGGAGGAAAAGAGGGGGTGGGTTGCACCCCCGCTAGTCTTAGTCGATATCGAACTGAACCTCTTTGCTCATGTCTTTCGTGATATTGACTGTGAGTAAGCCATCAAGTAATTTGATTTTGCCTACTTTAAGGTCGGAATTGAGGATAAATGTTTTGTCGAATGACTTACCGCTTAATCCTCGATGAAGATAATTATCACCTCCTTCGCTGTCTTTAACACCCTTTATTCGCAACTCATTGTCTTTCTGAATTACGGATAGTTGTTTTTTACTCCAACCGGGCACAGCGATTTCAAGTTTGAATCCACTTTTGCCCTCCACTATATTATATCTTGGGTAGTTTGTTTCCATTTGGTCAAACCAATCTGGATTATGTCCTAGCCAAAAGTTTTTAAGTATTTCTCTATGTAGTGTATGTGCTACCATAGTATTTTCTCCTGTAGTGCCTTTCGGTCACGCTTAGCTCCCTTTCGGTAAGCAGTTAATTATGTAAGCGAATTTTTCACTTACTTCGTTATTATACCAATTTTTGAACTTGATGTCAAGAACTATTTTCAGTCATCATAATCTATCATGCCCTTATCCCTTAAATACACGAGGGTATTAGACATTCCTATTCTCTTACCGAGAGTATAGCCGATACCTGATGCACATATAGTTATTACTAGCCATTGGTATTCGTTGAATCCGAACAGTTCCATGTTATTTGCCTATATGTTTGATATCTGAAGCTGGTATAACTTGATAAGCACCTTTGTTATATGCAGGTGCAACGGGATATTTTTTACTTTCTTCTACTTTCCACGAGTTATCTACTGGGGCTGAGTATTTGCCCGTTGTCATACTAGGATATTCTTTCTTCGTTTCTGCACTTGGTTTTATCTTCTTCTGTGCCTGTGCTTTGAAGTTTGGGGCTTTTGCTTTTTTCCAAGCATTTGTCTTTCTTTTTCTGCCACTAGGACTGTATCTCATACTGCCTTGAATTATCATGCGTTTCTCCTTTTATTTTTTCATTCAGTATATATTATACTACTATTTAAGCGCGCAGTCAAGATATTTTGGAAGTTCAACAAAAATAGTTCTTGACTTTTGCTCTCATATTTAGTATAATAACTATATGAGAACTTGGACTGACGAAGAAATAAAGTATCTGCGAAAGCATTACAACAATACCTCAATGAATATCATTGCGGGTCAACTCGGGCGTAGTGGGCAATCAATTCGTAGTAAAGTGCACCAGATGCGCAAGAAAGGTTTTACATTTGATAGGGTAACAGATGCCAAGCGTTAACTCTAAAAATATGCCCTTCGAGAGAGCATTGAGAATCTTTCGTAAAAAATGTCAAACTGCTGGCATTGTCCAAGAGGTAAGGAAACGCGAATACTTCGAAAAACCTAATCAAAAAAGAAAGCGCCTAAAAGCGGCTGCAGTCAAGAGACAACAAAAAATTACGAAAGAAAATACCAGACATTTAAAGCGAAGACCTAAACATTTAATGTGAGCGATGGTCATAACTATAAAAAATCATCATCACAACACTACTATCTTCGAAAAATAATTTATTTTTTCGTACCAAAAACTTATTCCTAATCAGCCTACAACTACCTACCCAAAAATACAATTTGCAAAATTTCAAAAAGTGTGATAAAATATATCTATAAATTAAGAATGTAATCAAAACAAATCACCACTTACTCCACCACTCCTAATCTCAGAATCTTCTGTAGGAGCATCGGAGGAGCGACAGCGGGGGAGATGCGATACTCCAATCTGAAAAATTCTGGAGAGAATCAAGGAGTATATTGTGTTAATCAATTCAACTAAAGAAACCAAATAAAGTCGCAACGAACCCAATCCAACAACAACTTCTAACATCTTACTAAAAATTCGTCTCCAATTTCTTTAACTTCGTCCAATTCGCAATAAATCAATAATAAAAAACCCCACATAAAGTGAGGTAATTTATTCGTAAGAGATGATAATTACATCAAATTGTCCCTTAGCTTCCCCAGAGTTTCCTTGCTAGTTTGCCTACTCCGAGTTTTTCTAGGTCTTTATCTTGTAGCATACGAATTTGTGTTGTGCTTACTAAATCTCTAGTGTCATCAGCAAATCTTAAGCGTGCTTTCACACCCGTTGGGGTGTCGGTCAAACCAAGCACTTCAGCATACTCTAGTTTTCCTTTTCGTTGTAATTTACATACTCTCATTTGAACTCCTCAGGTCTCAGGTTAATTATCAATGTTTC